AGTTGCGTGGCGACAACGTCCCCACCTTCAACGGCTTGTACATGGCGTACATCCACCCTGACGTGTCGTACGACCTCCGTTCGGAGACCGGCGCAGCAGCGTGGCGTGACCCGCATGTGTACGTTGACACCGACATGATCTACAACGGTGAGATCGGCGCGTTCGAAGGTGTGCGTTTCGTTGAGACGCCCCGCGCCAAGGTGTTCGTGGACGCTTCCGATGGTGCCGGTTCTGCCGGTGACATCGACGTGTACTGCACGCACGTCATGGGCCGTCAGGCTCTCGCCAAGGCACACTCGATCACCGATGGCAACGGCCCGCTTCCGAGCATCGTCCGCGGCCCTGTGGTTGACACCTTGGAGCGTTTCCAGCCGATCGGCTGGTACTGGTTGGGTGGCTACGGCCGGTTCCGCGAGGCTTCGCTTCGCCGGATTGAGTCGTCGTCCTCGATTGGCGCGAACAGCTGATCCGAGTTCCCTCAGGCATCAGCCCCCTGCTTCGGCGGGGGGCTTTTGCCGTTGTGGGGGTCGGTTTGGTGCTACAATGACGGGTGCGGTCTAGACCACCTGGAGTGATTTGATGAGCATTTCTAACTATCTTGAAGATCAGTTGTTGGATGCGACGGCTGGGTCGTCGTATGCTTCGGCTGGGACGTATTTGCAGTTGCATACTGGTGATCCTGGTGAGGATGGTACGGCGAACGCTGCGTCTGAGTCAACGCGGAAGGCTGTGTCGTTTTCTGCTGCGTCTGGCGGGTCGATGGCGTCGTCTGGGACTGTTGAGTGGACGAATGTTGCTGCGACTGAGACGTATACGCATTGGTCGTTGTGGGATGCTGCTTCGGCGGGTAATGCGTTGTGGTCGGGGGCGTTGGCGTCGTCGGCTGCTGTGGTTGCGGGGGACACGTTCCAGATCACTTCGTTGACTTTGACTCTGGACTGATGGCGACTTCTTTCCCGACTTCGTTGGATTCGTTTACGAATCCGTCTGCTTCTGATGCGTTGGATTCTGTGTCGGTGCCTCATGCGGATCAGCACGCGAACATCAACGACGCTGTGGAGGCTTTGCAGGCGAAGGTTGGGGTGGATGGTTCAGCGGTCACATCGTCGTTGGATTATCAGGTGAACGGCCTCCCCGCCGGCTTGCTTGGAAGCGATTCAACCACCTCCGATCTCACACTCTCGACAAGTGATACTGATATTGTGAACACCTCCGTCACCTTGTCAACGTCAAGAGTGCTAAAGATTACGGGATACATCGGTCAGTTAGACAACCCATCAACGACGCTAAATGTCACAATGCGGCTACGCAGCGATGTTGCAGGGTCTGGCGTGCAGTACGAAATTTCGCTTACTTCTTTGAGTTCGTCGGCACCGTCGACCGTTGGATTAGTCATGTATGTGGCGACTTTTGCGGCAGGAACTTATAACTTCTATTTGGCGGCTAGTACGAGCACGGGCACGGCACGAGCAAATGGGTCGGCATCCCGTAGGCACTATGTCCTAGTAGAAGATGTGGGGGCACCGTGATGCTTGTGCGTTGCGACTGGATGGGCGAAACGCCCGAACGATACGAACAGGCGATGCGTGCCCAGCGTGACGCCTTCCTTGCAGCGTCGGACTGGACACAAACCTTTGACGCGCCACTCACCGACGAGCAACGCGCAGCATGGGCGCAATACCGGCAGGCGTTGCGTGATTTCCCTGCAACATGGACTGCCGGCTCGACCGCCGAGTTCCCTGATCCTCCGGGGGTGAGCTGATGGCTACTAATTTTCCTAGTTCGTTGGATGCGTTCACGAATCCTACGTCGGGGGACACGTTGGATAATCCTCCGCATGATCAGCAGCACGCCGATGTGAACGATGCTGTCGAGGCGATTGAGACGGCGTTGTTGGATGGCGCGCCGTTGCATATTGATGATGCGAATGAACGGGTCGGTATCGGCACCACGACACCCGCCACAGAATTGAATGTTGTTACTAACGGCAACACTGTTGGTTATGACGAGGTTGCTCGTTTCGATGTCACGAACAATGCGGACGGTAGTGACTACTCGCGTTTGACGGTGGGTCAGGTAACTGAAAACAAGATGTTTGTGGAAGCGGCTGACGAGACTAACACTAAGGGTGATTTTATAATTCAACCGTATGGCGGCAATGTCGGTATCGGAGATACCACGCCGTCGTACACGTTGGATGTCAACGGTGACATCAACGCCACCGGTGATGTGAGGGTCGCTGGAACTACACTTGGTCGTGGGGTGGTTGACTACGACCGAGTCACTGGGGGCACAAATCCTCGGGTATTTACAGCCTTTACAGAATCAGACTTATCTACAATAACCTTCACGGCGAGTGCTGGCCGTCTCTATAAAGCGACTGGTATAGTTCACGTTTTCAGCGCACCCTCCCTTTGTCAGGCATATGGGCTTATTGATCTGAATGGCAGCAATCTAACCGCTACTTACCAAACATCGGAAGGAACTAGTTACTATTCTTCAATTGTGACTATTGGGACGTTCACTGCATCAGGTTCGACTACCGTAAAGTTTCAGATCAGGCCAAACACCTCCTTGAATATCTATATGGGTCCATCCGAAGGATGGCTTTTGCTAATAGAGGATATAGGACCATCATGATTTTCGATCTTACCGGACCATCAGATGATTACCTTGAAATAATGAGGTACTACAGAAACCGTCTGCTTGCTGCCTCGGATTGGACGCAGGCTGCTGATGCACCAGTAGACAGTCAAGCATGGGCTGTCTATCGTCAAGCCCTACGGGACTTTCCTGCCACATGGGTTGCTGGCCCTGAAGCAAACTTTCCTGAGCCTCCGGGGGTGGTGTGATGGCTACGAATTTTCCTACCAGTCTTGATAGTTTGACGAACCCGGCTGCTGGTGACAGCCTGTCGTCGCCGTCGCATAGCGCGCAGCACGCGAATGTGAATGATGCTGTTGAGGCTTTGCAGGCGAAGGTGGGTGTGGATGGTTCTGCTGTCACAGGGTCGTTGGATTACAAGGTCGCTAATCAGGGTTTGACGTTGGTGAAAACACAGACGATTGGTAGCGGCGTGTCATCGGTGACCGTCACCGGCGCGTTCTCGTCTGCATTTAGGCGTTACCATTTGCAAATATCAGAACTGCAAGGCAGCACTTACGCAAACCTCAGGTTCAACTTCACTTCTTCTTCTGGCCTTTACTACGCTGCGCTAACCGGCACGGTTTTCAACAACACAGACAGAGTCGCTGTAACTAACGGTAGTTCATCCTACTTTGACCCGCTCATGCAGTATTCGTCCGCTGCGGACGCTTATGGATCGTTTGATATTGCTGCTCCTTACTTGGCGCAAAGAACAGTTGTGCAAGGCACCGAATGGGGGAGCGATGCTGGGTGCAGTTTCGGTGGGGTCAATACAGGTTCCACTTCCTATACTGGCTTTACGCTGACAGCATCAACGGGAACCCTGTCCGGTGGTAGAATTTATGTCTACGGCTACAACGACGGGTGATGACAATGGCTGACGTTTACACACGCGACGAACTGGTAGCCCTTTACCCTGACGGCACCGTGTCGGTGCAGGTTGATGACGAGGTGCGTCCGATGACGACCGACGAATGGTCAACATGGATCGACGGCCAAGTCGGCATGGAGAAACCTGTGGACGGTGAGGGAGCCATCTAATGGCACGCCTCTACGAATCCTCCACCGACTACGAAGAACACATCACCTACGCCGGCGCGACTATCGCCGACGACTACGACAACCCTGACTACCTGTACGATCGGGAACAACTCGCATACGACGGTGGCACCACCGACATTCAAGGCGGCTACTCGTCCACCGCGATCAGCTATGCGAGCGCAGTCACCGGATACAACGGTTCCAAAACAGTCACCTCGACAGCCACAGGCACAGGCACAGGTGTAGGAACCGGCACCGAAGTAGTTGTCAAACTCCGCACCGCCACAGGCGCAGGAACAGGCACCTCAACAAACGTACGGGTCATCGTC